GTGACACAAGACTAAGCTTCTTCAAAGCTGAGTTTGAAAAGATGAAGCTAATAGAAATGATTACTCCTCCACAGCAGGAGAAAAGATTATCAACAAAACAATAAAGTATGAGTTTATCAACAAAACCAACAGTGAACAGACAAGAAAAAACTGAAGAGTTATTGCAGCATCACAATTGGAAATTCAAGATGATTCAAGAAGAAAACCCTTTATTTATCCCTAAGTGTGCTTATATACCTAAAGGTATGAGTGAGCAACACATTGGCTTCTTTCAAAGTGAAGTCAAGAAAGGTATGGATATTTATACGGAGTTTACTAGTATTGATTTAGATCCTGAAGATCCAAAGAGAGTTCTTTACAAATGGAGATTTAATCCTCATTATGAAGAAGAGTATGCAAAGACTGAACCAGCTGCTAATGGGCATTACAGATATCTTGTTCCTGTTTCAGAGCTTATGAAAATTGAGTTTGAGCAAGAAACACCTACTCAGACTTCTTTATTCCCAAACTTTGATGCAATTATTGATCCTGACCAGGATGCACCATTAAACAATATCACTTTACGTGATCTTGCAGCAATTATATTACAGAAACCTGTAAGTCAAAAGCAGTGGTTAAATGAAATAATTAAATCTAAGTAATCATGGGAATAGTATTGCCAACAACAAAAGTGGCTCCGAGTCATCAGAGTCCTAAGAATCTTATTATCTTTTCTAAGCCTAAAATTGGTAAGACAAGTTTATTGAGTACACTTGATAACTGTCTTATACTAGATTTAGAAGGAGGTACTAAGTATCTTAATGCAATGAAGGTAGATGCCAAAACATTTGAGGATATCAAAGAGATTGGTAAGGCTATCAAAGATGCCGGGTATCCGTATAAGTATATTGCAGTAGATACAATTACTGCTTTAGAAGAAATGATTATTCCATATGCTGAGATGCTGTATTCTAAGTCACCAATGGGTAAAAATTGGTTTACTTCAGAAACAGGAGGTAAAGCTAAGTATGGAAATATTCTTGGTTTACCTGAAGGTGCTGGTTATTTCTGGACTAGACAAGCATTTACAAAAGTTATTGAGTACATTCTAACATGGGCTCCATATGTGATCTTTGTTGGTCACGTAAAAGACACTCAGTTAGAAAAAGCAGGAGGTACATTCTCATCTATGGATTTGGATTTAACTGGTAAGCTGAAGAGAATTACAACTTCTAATTCAGATGCTATTGGTTATCTCCATAGAAAAGGTGATAAGAATGTCCTTAGTTTTAGAACTAATGATGATGTAGCTTGTGGTGCAAGACCAGAGCACTTAAGAAATCAAGAAATAGTGATTTCAGAAATTGATGAGAACGGTGAGTATAAAACTTACTGGGACAAAGTATTCGTAGATTAATAACAAATAAAACAAAGAAAGATGGCTTTAAGCACAGCAGGTTTAGGAAAAGAAGGTGGTTCAGGACTACCTAAAACAATTGCACCAGGTAATCATACACTAAAGATTAATAGTGTTTATCTTGATGATTTTAAATTCATTGAGGGTGCAAAACATTTAATGCTGAATGTTGAGACTGATCCTATTAATGGATTTGAGGGTTTTATGATTGATAAAGATGATGAATCAAAAGGTCATTATGCCGGTCAAATTGGAAGAGTAAAAGCAAACCAATATGCTTTTGCAGATGGGAAAACAAAAACAGGAAGAGTAATAGAAAGAGATAATTCTATTCTTACGTTTTTACATACACTATGTAAGACATTAGATATGAATGATTGGTTTCTTGCACAAGATAATAAGCATGATACAATTGAAGAATTTGTAGAAGCATTCAATAATGATGCTCCTTTCAAAGAAAAATATTTTGATGCTTGTGTTGCAGGTAAAGAATATGAAGGTAAGTCTGGTTATACAAACTATGACTTATGGCTTCCTAAAGGTAGTAAAGATGGATATGCCATTACTGCTCAGGGAGGTAAAACCCTTCAATATAATGAAGCTGACCACCTTAAGAAATTAGAGGTAAAGCCAGTTGATTCATTTGGAGATGATGATGACTTTAGTGTTCCACCAAGAGCATCTTCTGACTTCAGCCTAGACTAAATAGTTATAGGGGGAGTTGGAGACAGCTCCCCTTTTTCTAATTTTATGGTTATGATATCTACAAAAAACTTAGTTACAGACTTTTCTGATGTTCCTAAAGAATGGATCTTTGAATATTATCTGAATTTAAAAGAAAAACTTACTGGTCAAGATGTAAAGATGCTATCTGCATTTAACTCTAAGGATAAGATTCCTTCCATGTTTATTTACTTTGATATAACTAAAGCTGAGTATAAGTTTAAAGACTTCTCTTCTGGTTATCAAGGTGATTGTATTAGTCTTGTTCAATATTTATTTAATCTTGAAGGTATTGGTGCTGCAATAGGTAAAGTAATGAATGACTATCAAAACTATTTAACAGATCATACTCCTGCTCAAAGACTTGAGTTACAGTATCATGATAAGTATAAGGTAGTTGATTATGAAATAAGACACTGGACTAATCTAGATGAAGAGTTTTGGAAAAGATTTAAACTTGGTTCTAAGATTCTTGAGTATTACAATGTAGCTCCTCTTAATCATTTTACTATGGAGAAAACAGAACAAGATGGTTCAGTATCTTCTTTTACCAGTAGTATTAAGTATCTGTATGGTTATTTTAGAAAGGACGGGAGTCTCTATAAAATCTACATGCCAAAGAATCTGGATAAGAAGTTTATCAAAGTAGAGAATTACATTCAGGGTGTAGATCAATTGAGCTTTGAAAGAGATTATTTAGTAATTACATCTTCTCTAAAGGATTTAATGTGCTTTGTAAAGCTTGGCTATCAGAATATAGAAGCTATTGCTCCAGACAGTGAAAACAGTATGATTCCTGAGAACATTATTAGTCAGCTCAAAAGCAAATACAAGAATGTATGTGTAATATTTGACAATGATGACCCAGGTATTAAATCTATGGAGAGATACAAAGAAAGATATGGTCTTAACTATGTTATATTAGACATGGAAAAGGATCTCTCAGATTCAGTTGCTATGTATGGAGTAATAAAAGTTAAAGAGCATCTGCATCCATTACTAATTAAAGCTTTAAAGAATGACATCTAGTATAAAACAAGATGTGTTGTATGAGTACATGCAACAAGAGAGTAAGTATATTTCTCAGATTGATGATTTAGAACGTGTAATTGAAGCTTTAAGTATTGATTACAATAACTTTAGAGAATTATATTTTGAATCAGAAAAAGAGAAGCTAGAATTACTTAGATTGATTAAAACACTAAAAGATGAGTTGGGTATATAAAAGTAAAGAGTTTAATGAGTCTTCTATACCAGAAGGTTCTATTGGATTCATTTATCTTATGACTACTATCATAGATGGCAAGTCTGTTGCATACATTGGCAAGAAGAACTTCTTTGCTAATATAAAAAGACCTATGGGTAAGAAAGCTTTGGCTATGTCTACAGACAAAAGACTAAAGAAATATACCCGGGAACTTAGACCTGATTTTATGAGATACTATAGTAGTAATAAAACTCTTAAAGATGCTCACAAAGCAGGTGTTGTAATTAAAAGGGAAATTCTAATGATTTGCTACTCAGCAATGGAATTGACTTATCAAGAAGTAAAGCATCAGTTTAAGTATGAGGTGCTTGAAAAAGAAGAATATCTGAATGCCAACATTCTTGGCCGTTTTTACAAAACAAAATAGTTATGACAGAAAATGATATGACAAGCCTTCTTTTACAGTTGGCTGACCGTGGTGTGACCGGTATTAAGGTCTATTATAGTGGGGGAGGAGACTCCGGAGCCATTGAAGAGGTAAGGTATACAACAATGGATTTATCTAAATCTGATGAAGATGATGCTTTTGAGTTTATTGCGGAACTAGAACTGTATGGTATTGATTCGGCACCAAAACTAATAGATATTGCTTCTGATTTAAACTCTGATATCTCAGATTTTGCTGAAGAGACTATTCTTAATGATATTGAGGATTGGTGGAACAATGATGGTGGTTATGGTACTTTAGCT